CGAAAGCCGTTTGTGCTGAAATGGCTGGGCTGGTATGGGGCGAAGAGTGCGAGATCAACGTCAGCATGGACGGCAGAGAAAGCACAGATGAGAACCCCGACCCGCTGAACTGCTTTGTGCAGAAGGTTCTTTGCGATAATTCCTTCCGGGAAAAGATGCAGGAAAGCATCGAACAGGGTTGCGCTTTGGGCGGCTCCGCGCTGAAAGTGTGGCGCGATATACGGCACGACAGCAACGGCAACGAGGTTCCGGGGACTGACAATATCCGCATCGGCTATGCGATGGCGGATCAGTTTGTGCCTATCTCATGGGATAATGCACAGGTACATGAGGGCGTGTTCATCTCCCGTGTGGCTAAAAAGGGCTGGTATTACACCCGGCTGGAATGGCATACGTGGGACGGGATGACGTATACGGTGCGGAACGAGCTTTATCGGAGCGCGATGCAGAATGGCTCGAACGGGGACAGTCAGGACATCTTGGGCATCCGGGTTCCGCTGGCGGAAATGTACCCGTACCTTGACGAAGAAACCATTATCCCGGTTGGCGAATCTCTTTTCTCTTACTGGAGAACGCCGATTGCGAATAACCTTGACGATAATTCCCCGTTGGGTATGAGCCTTTACGGCAACGCTCTGGAAACCCTTCACGCGCTGGACATCTGCTATGATTCCTTTGTGCGTGAGTTCCGTTTGGGGAAGAAGAAGATCATTGTCCCGGCCCGTGCGGTGCGGATGGTGGTTGATCCGCAGACGGGTGCAACGTGTAGATACTTTGACGCGAACGATGAAGCCTATGAGGCCCTCGCTTCCGATGATCCGAACGATTTGAAGATTCAAGACAACAGCGTGGAACTTCGGGTGGAAGAACATATCTCCGCCATTAACGCTTTTCTTTCGGTGCTGTGCTTGCAGATCGGTTTCAGCGCGAACACGTTTTCCTTTGACCAGCACAACGGGATCAAAACCGCCACGGAAGTGGTCAGCGAGAACAGCAAAACCTATAAAACCATCAAAACAATTCAGAACCAGTTGCGGCCCGCTATTGAGCATCTGGTGCGGAACATCGTTGACGTGGCGATCCTGTACGGGATGGAATACGAAGGACAGAGCATCGAAAGCCTCGCCGCAAACGGGTATAATGTGAGCATCGTTTTTGACGATGGCGTGACGCAGGATCGGCAGACGAACATCAACGAGGGCGTGATGCTGGTCGGGGCTGGATTGCTCAGTAAGTTCACCTTCATGACGGACAAGAAGTACGGGCAAGGGCTGACCCCGGAACAGGCGGAAGAAGAACTGAACAGGATCAGGAAAGAGGGAACTGGCAATTCCGTTGACGTGACCAAGCTATTCGGCGGGATGGAGTGATGAACCTTGCTGAAACCCGCTTTCGTTGCGAACATGTCCGAGGCTATGGCAGACGTTTACGGGGCCGTTACTGATCGAATCCTGATCAACCTTGCGAAATACTTTCCCTTTCTCAAGGCCGGGGCGGAAATGCCCGGGTCTTTTGATTATCAGGCCCGAATGCTTGCACAGATGGGGCAGATCAACAAAGAAACGGTTGATATTATCATGTCGGGCCTTGAAGGTGCGGATCAGGCACTCCGTCAGGCGTTGGAAGCATCAATCATACACGCATTGGAAGCAGAAGAGCCGAAACTGAGAAAGGCCGCTGAAAAAGGCATCCTGCAACCGCCATCTGTTCCAGAAGTTGTGCCGGGGCAAATGCAAGCGTTTCAGGCGTACTACAGGCAATCTGCCGACAAATTGAACCTTGTTAATACCGTAATGCTTGAATCCACACAGGCGGCATATACGGCAACTGTGAGCGACATTGCAAACAAGATTGCAAGAACACAGAGCATATTGAATGTTGGTGCGGGTGAGGTTGTAACAGGCGTAACGGCATATAACCAAGCTGTCCGGGAATCGGTACAGAAAATGGTTAAGAACGGGATAACGGGCTTCGTGGATCACGGCGGGCATCATTGGACACCTGAAGCATACGCCGCAATGGATATCAGGACAACCATGAACAACGTTGCAAGGGCCGCAACGTGGGAACGAAATGAAGGTTACGGCAACGACCTTTACCAAGTGAGTTGGCACAATGGAGCAAGGCCCTTGTGTTACCAGTGGCAAGGAAAAGTGATAAGCCGTTCCGATATGGTGCGGGAAGTGCAGGACTTGGACGGGAACACGGTACACGTTTACGCGCAATCTGAAACCAGTTACGGCGAAGCGGCGGGCCTTTTCGGGGTTAATTGTGGTCATTATGCTATGGTTTTCATCCCCGGTATTTCCACGTTATACGATGTTCCGCAGGACGAGGAAGAAAACAAAAAGGATTATGAGGAATCCCAACAGCAACGGGCTTTGGAGCGCAAGCTGAGAGAAGAAAAGCGCGATCTTGAAGTGATGAAAGCACAGGGAGCATCAGAAGAAGAAATCAAGGCGCAGAAGGAACGGGTAAGGCAAGCGAGTTCCGACATTCAGACATTCTGCGATGATACAGGCAGAACCCGCAGACGGGACAGGGAATCAACGCCAGTACGGGCAACATGGCCCAAAGAACTCGGCGAGGTTACCAGGTTCAATGGTGGGTATATTGATGCAAACGCCGTTCCCCCGCCAAAGGGTGCAATTTCTACACCTAAAATTCAGCCACAAAATCCGCAAAATGTCGCTTCGCAAGCGACACAACAACCACAAAATGTGGTATCATCTATATATGGGAAACCGTTCGACAGCAACGGAAACCAAACCCTTGCAAAGTACACAGCGGAAGCAGAAAAAACACTTGCTAATTCAAGCGATGAAACAAAGAACGTTTGGACAAAGGTACAACAAGACCTTGAGGCCCCTGATTATCACGCCGCGAGTGGAGAAGCATATTTTTCATCCGCAGACAAAAAAGTTCATTTTGATTCATACAAAACAGCTTTTGATGAAGGTTCGTACCATCGCAAAAATAGCGTATTCTTCCATGAATATGGTCATAACATCGATTACGCACTTGAACCGGGGAACGGTAAATACTATTCCTATGAGTATCAAAATAACGCTTTTGGAAAGTCCTTAATGGATGAATGCGAAGAAAGGGTAAAAGAGTTTTTCTTCAAAAAGAATGGGTATATAGATGATTATGATTATGTAAAGGCAAGCCAAAACGCTTCGGGTGGTATGGGAATTGATTCTTTCATGCGGCAAGCCTTACGAAGCAAACTTCCAAGGGATAATTATTATGCTTTGCGGGATATGATGCAGAATTCCGGGAATGATGATTCTGTTCTTAGATCAATTTTCAAACAGTATCTTAGTGACATTGGTGAGCAGGAAGTTAAAGCGGCAATACACAAGCCTGATGTTGGAAATGATTTTATTGACTTTGTGAAAAAATCCTATACCATGTATGAACGTGCAGACATTTCCGACATGTTCCAAAGATATACAGAACAGCATTATGGAATAGCTTTTCCGTTTGACGTTGGGCATGATCCCGGATATTTCTTTATGGATAGAAAACTTCCATGTGAAGCGTTCGCAGAAATGTATTCGGCAACCGTTACACAATCCGATTCCCTGAAGGGAATAAATGACTTTTTCCCGAAATCATATCAATTATTTTTGAAAATGTTAGGAGATGCAGTCTGATGATTGACCTGAACCGAAAGCCTGAAAAAAGCAAAGAAGAAATCGAATTTGAGGAACTTAATAAACAGTATCAGGAAAAATTCGGGAAACCGTTTGTGTTTGCTGTCGGGATGTATGCTCCAACATGGAAAGAAGCACTAAAAGATATTCGAAAATGTCTTTCAACTGGTGAAATTCAGAGGATACCGGAATATGATAAAGAATTGCTATATTGAGTTCGGAGAAAAAGAATTGATCAATATGGGTTTATTGTTGGCAGAACAATATATGCAAGAAGTAAGCCGAATATCACGAAATCTTGGGAATCTCGAAGAAGCAACGCAATGTGAAGAACGTGCAAAACAGTTTCGGGCATTAGCGGATAAAAGAATTCATGATTATAAAGCAACCTAAACGGTTGCTTTTTTAATTGAAAGGGAGGAACAACATGAATTGCACTCACCCGGTTTTATATGCCAAATTAGATGGCCTGTATTGCCACATTTGCGGGGCCAAATTGCGTTTAGATGATGTGGTTGATAAACAGGAAGGGCAGGAAGAAAAGCCTGTAGAAACGCAAAAAACAGGCCGGAAACGCAAAGCAAAAGCGGCAGAATAAAACACGTTGAAACAACCGTCCGAAAGGGCGGTTTTTTCATATCCATCTCGTCCGGCGGGACGTTAAACACGCATCGGCCTATCACTCTAACAGGCCGCAAAAAGGAGGAGTATGGCAAACATTTTCACTCGCAAAGCGTTGTCTGACATCATGGCAAACGATGGGCTGACACCCGAACAGCGGACGGAACAGGTGATGAGCCTGTATGGTCGGGCGTTGGATGACGGTTATATCAGCAAGTCAGCGGCTCAGACGGCGCAGGAAACCGCGCTGAACAACGCAAAGGCCGAATGGGAAAAGGGCTTGGAGAAACCAAACGTCAAGGAATCTGAGGAATACAAGGCACTGCAAGGCCAGTTTGATGCCTATAAGACGATGCAGAACGCCAGGACATCCGATGATTTCAAGGAAGTCAAGCCCAAGTTCTTTGAAACGGTTTATGGCATGGTTCAGCGGGGAGACGGGGCCAAACCCGTCAAAGATCAGTTGGCGGAGATCAAAGGAAATTACGAAGAATATTTCACGTCTCAGCCAACGCCGAAGCCCACATTCGGCGC